GTCAAAAACCATAGTTCCAACCCGAAATAAGGTTCTCGTCCATCTCTGATTTCGCCAATATATGAAAACGCCTCCGCTGTTTTATGAACTTCTCCCGACATGGTTGTTCCGCAATAGGGGCAGGTCATGTGGAGGTTTGCAGTAGTTATATCAGAGTAGACAAATAACCTGCCGATTTTGTCGGCGTCAACAAAATCGCGTTATTCGCGCGATTTGCGAAAAGTCAGCGAAAAGTGCGCGTAAATTCAGCGATTCAGCAATTTAAGCGAAAAGGCCGCCCCGCACGGACGGCCTTTATTTTTTATGCGGAGCGCCCCGGGATAACCTCGGCGGCTTCCGGGGCAAAGCTCCAATGTATATCAATATTTTCCCCGTCCAGATCTATACGGCGGATAAGACTATGGACAAGCTCCCGCCTTTCGTCCAGAGTACCGTTGTCCAGAACGTCCTCTGCCCCGACCAAGGCAGCCCGGGCAGCATCCAGGCGCTGGGTGGGCGGCTCCTCTACGGCCTCCGCCAGGGCGGCTTCCACGCCGTCAATTTCCGCCTGGAGCTTTGCCACGCGGTCTCCGACCATAGAGGCAGGCAGTGAACCGCCCATCTGGTACAAGTCCAGAACACGCCCCATCTGCGCCCGCAGATCGTTCAGGCGCTGTTGCAGCGCAGCCCGGCGCTGGGCTACATCTTCGTCCTGCTGCGGCCCGGACACCGCCAGCTCAAGCGCCGCCGGGTCAAACGCCAGCTTCCGAATCTCGCCCTCTATAATAGCGTCCAGCTTCGCCACCGCCCAGCGGTCATTCCGGCAGTTTGGGTCGCGGATCATGTGCTTTGCGGATTTTGCCCGAGAGTAACAAACGTAGTATGGCCAGTAGTGCTTATTCTCGCCCCTGCCCGAGTAATTGCCGCTGGCAAAGTACCGGGCGCCGCAGCGGGCGCACCAAATAATGCCGCCCAGCAGGTGGGTGGATTTGAACGGAGAATTCCGCTCCATACCATCCGAACAGGTACGCTTCCAGCTTGAGGTGGCAAGCCGGGCAGCGGCAGCGTCAAAGGTTTCCTGCGAGATCAACGGCTCGTGCTGGCCGTCATATACCTTTTTTGCCCAGTTTATCTTCCCAGTGTACAGCGGGTTTTTGAGGACGTCCCGCACTGTGGTATCAGACCCCCAATCGCCGTCCTTGGTGGTATACCGGGCCGTCATGTATTTGCGAATGCGATTTACCGGCCAGCCTTGCAGGTACAGGGAGAACACCTCCCGCACCTGCATTGCTTCGTACTCGTTCACCACAAGCCCAGCGCCGCCCTCGGCAATGGTCTTGTAGTCGTAGCCGATGGGAGCAAAGCCGCCGCCATGGAAGAGGCCGGCCTTTGCCCGACCGACACGACCAACCGCCATGCGTTCCCGGATCTGTTCACGTTCCAGTTGGGCGAACACCGACAGGATGCCGATCATAGCCCGGCCAAACGCCGTGGATGTATCAAAGTTTTCGTTCATGGAAACAAAGGCGCAGCCGTTTTTCAGGAACACGTCCTCGATCAGATACAGGGTATCTTTTTGGGAGCGGGACAGTCTGTCCAGCTTCCAGACCAAAACAGCATCGCACTTTTTCGCCTGCACAAGAGAGATCATCTGCTGCATACCTGGACGTTCCAGCTTTGCCCCGGAAAAACCCGGATCAGTGATGACCTGGGCAACCACCCAGTCCTTCGCCAGACAGTACGCCTTTAGGCGTTCCTGCTGCTCGCTGACAGAATAGCCTTTTTCGGCCTGTTCGCGGGTAGATACCCGAACATAGCAGATCACACGCATAAAGGATAAAACCCCCTTTTCAAACTGGGGCCTGCGTGTTACAATAAAGGCAGTTGTCTTCCATGTCAACTGCCCGTGTACGGCCCGCCCCTGTTCCAGCAGGATGCAGCCAAGCGACCTCTTCCAGGATGTCGCCCCCTTGTAACACGCGGCCAAAGCGCTGACCCTTTCCAGAGGGCCAGCGCTTTTTTGTTTTACCACCAAAGACCACACCCCAACCGGGGCGTGGTCTTTTTTCATTTTACCCGGTGTCTTCGTGCATACTCGTAGCTTCGGCATCTGGGGTGCCGGATGCAGTACCAAAGTTCTTTTCGTAGGCGGCCTCGGCAGCCGCTACCCCGGAACCAGGCGGAGAGGCCTCTGCGCTTCCGGATTGCGCAGAGGAACCAATGATTTTTTGCATCACATCCCAGAACGCCAAGCGCTGGGCTTTAGACAGCTTGCAGTAATTCTCAAAAATCTCCCGTTCCAGCGGAGTCAGATCGTACTGCGCAGCCAGGGCATCCAAACTATCCGAGCTTTCCGGCAGGAACATTCCCCCGGTGCCGTTCAGCAGCCATTCCCGGCTGACGTTGAACTCCTTGCAGATCAAATCTGTATTCCGAGCTGTCAGGTTGGTTCTGCCCGACTCCATCGTGCTGACCACTGACTTTTTCACGCCGATTCGTTCGCCGAACTCGGATTGATTCAGTCCCAACTCGGTGCGCAGTTCTCGGATTCTTTCGTTCACTCCTTCCATCTTATCACCTCCTTTCGTCCCTTATGATACCACATTGTTTTCCAAAAATCAAACTTTTTTGTTCGATTTTTAACTTGACTTTTTCCGCTAAGCAAACTATACTGTTTGTGTACCAAACCTCAGGGTTTGATAAACATACCAAACGGAGGTGAACCAGTAACATGATGAACAACACTGCGGAGACGAAAAACACCGCCCCGAATCCCGCCGAGACTGCTGCGCTGTTTGCGGCAATCAAAAGTGCGACCCGGGAAGAGCAGCTGGTCTTGAACGGCGTGCTGTTGGGCATGGCTACCCAGCGCAGCATCACCGAGCGGGCAGGGTGAGGGGGTGAGAACGTGACCGAAAAAGACCTTCTGGACGCCCAAGAGATCATCGAGATCTACAAAAAGACCCCGGTGGACAAGCGCCCGATTTTGACCGCAGCCTTCATCGCCTTCCTGGCAGGTGCGGAAGCGCAGGAGCTTTCCGGCGGCGAAATAGCCAGCCTTGAACACTGCTTGATTAAGCAGGCTTCAGCCAGCCTCGCCAAAATGACAACTCACTACTGCGGCTACGTTGAAACGTACATGGACGGCGCCCCGCCCAGCGAAGAACGGCTGGAAGCAGTCCAGCAGGGCATTAGAACCCCGAACCATATTTCAGTGACCCTGGAAAGACTTCGGCGGGCACTGCAAGAGACAGCACCCGCCGAAGCCAAAGATTAAACCTTTTCCCACTCGCTTAGATCGGTAGGCTCACCCGAAACTTTACCGTCAAGCATATCCCACTCAGTACAGCCGGTGACGTGCAGATATACGTCATCAGCAGCCTGCACCGGGGTGGAGTAAGAGCCGAAACACTCAGACCCGACAAAAAGACCATACCTTCCGTCCGGGTTTTGCTTGATAGAAAAGGTTCCGGCGGGCGAACGATAAACCCACAAGAGCAAAGCACCTCCTTTCTTGGAAGCTAGGCCGTTGCAGCGGCCCGCCTCCTAAGTATAAGGGAGGGCCGCTCAAAAGACAAGGTGACCCGCATGAAGATCACGAACCACTTCCCGGACGGAACCACCCGCAGCACAACGGCGGGCGTCCGGGTGCCGTACACCGTAAACACCGCCCCGGCCTACCAAACTCTGGCAGCTGTGAGCGAGAAACCCCGGGCACGGGAAACGCCCGAAAAGAGGTGATTTTTCAACACTTTTCCCCAGGCATTCAACACTGCTGATACGAGAAACTAACAGGAGGAAACGAAGGGAATGGAAAGAATTTTGATGAAGTTCGGCTGCACCGCAGAACAGGCCGCAGCGTGCGCCCCGCTCTATACCGGGGTTCTGGTTTACGAAGTGCTGGTGCTTGCAGCTGGGATTTTCCTGGCTCTCGACCAGGCCGGACGGCTCGACCGCCTGGGTTATAACCTCGGCCTGGCCCTTCGCCGCCTGCTGGACTACACCCACGAAAGAAGGTGAGGCCGCAGCTCCTGCCCGAACATCCACCCACAAAGTAGCCAAAGGAGGCACGACATGGAACAGACCAAAGCAAGCAGCCTGATCGACATGGCCAACGGCGCCATCAAAGAGCGCCTGGACTACGAGATGGGCCGCGTGATTCAGAACATCAGCGACCCGAACACCAAGGCCACCGCCAAGCGCACCATTACGGTGAAGATTACCCTGGAGCCTGACGAAGAGCGTCAGCACGTCGAGGTGAGCGCCACCGCATCCAGCACCCTGGCAGCCCTCCACCCGGTCAAGACCGCCCTGGCAGTCGGCCAGGAGGGCGGGCACGCCGTAGCAGTGGAGCTTACCCCGCAGATTCCCGGCCAGTTCGACACCTACGGTGGCGAGGCCCCGGAGCGCAAGGTTCTCAAGTTCGCCGACATTCACACCGCATAAAGAAAGGACTACAAAATGGAAATCGAGAACAGCTTTCTCGCAGAAGCGATTGACCGTCTGACCGACCTCGGCAAAAAGACCACGGAGCCGACCACCATCCTCGCCAACGGCCGCACCTTTCTGGTGACCGGCACCAGCTGCGAGGAAATCGACCCCATCGAAAAGCCACAGCCCGACAAGGCCACCACCGCCAGCCTGAACGCTCTGGTGGCGCTGCTCCGCAACGAGGTCGATAAGGAATACACCCACTGCCCGCTCTACGTTTCCTGCGGCTGGTACGACCGGGTCAGAGTCTTCACCCAGCCGGACGAAGGGGACGACCTCCACCGCTTCACCCTCTACGAGGCAGTGGCGACCGACCTGCCGCCGCTGGTGGAGGAAGTGCGCTGGGGCTTCGACGAAGCCCAGATCAAGCTCCGCTCCATGTTCCAGAGGGCACCCGAGGGCGACACTAACGACGTGGATTACATCCTCGGCCTGCTCTCCCACATGAGCGTGGATCAGAGCGTCAAGAGCGACGACAACGGCGTGACCCAGACCGTGCAGGTTCGCAAGGGCGTGAGTTTCGTCGAGAACCAGAGGGTGTGCCCCATTGTAAAGCTTGCCCCCTACCGCACCTTCCAAGAGGTCGAACAGCCCGAAAGCGAGTTTGTGTTCCGGGTTTACGACGACCGCAGCATCAGCCTGACGGCGGCCGACGGCGGAATGTGGAAGATGGCAGCCCGGAACGCTGTCCGGGAATACCTGCTGCACGCCCTCTCTGGCGAGATCCTGACGGGACAGGCGGTCGTTACCCTGTAAGCCTCCTTGGAAGCCGCAGCCTGTGGAGTAGAACAGGCAGAAGCGGAGGGTGGGAACGAGGGACAACGCCACAGAAAGGGGACGCATACAGAAATGAAAATAGCCCTGCAGCACGGCCAAATTATACTGGCCGAGATAGAACCGCTGCGGTACGAACAGCTCAAGCGCATGGGGATTTTCCGCTGGAACAAAACCACGCGCACCATGACCGGCCCGGTCAGCCTGGACGCCCTCAACGCCTTACATAACCGCTTCACTCTCCCGGACTTCGTGGAGACCGAGCGGGAACGTCTGGCAGAGGTCGCCCGCCAGGTAGAACAGCAACGGGCGGCCACAGAGCCGAAACCGCTTGCGGCATACCCGGTCAGGGCGCAGATGTTCAAGCACCAAATCCGGGGCGCCAATATGGCGCTGCTGCAGCTCACCTCGGGAGGCAAGGAGCAGCATAAAGGCTTCGGTTTTCTCTTTGAAATGGGCTGCGGCAAAACACTGACGGCCATTGCCACGATGGGCGCCCTGTACCAGCAGCACCGCATCGAGCGGGTGCTGGTAGTAGCCCCGACCAGCGTGTGCAGCGTCTGGCCGCACGACCTGCAGCAGTTCGCCGCTTTCCCCTACCACTGCGAAACCCTGCTAGGAGAAAAGAAAAAGCGCCTGGAAGGTCTGGACGCCTTGGAGGTCTGGCCTTTCGCTTCGCTCAAGATCGCGGTCATCAACTACGAAAGCACCCACCGGGACGGAATCTTTGACGCCCTGGCGGAGTACGACGCCGACCTGATAATCTGCGACGAGAGCCAGCGCATCAAGAACCACAGCGCCGCCCAGAGCAAAGCCCTGCACAAGCTCGGCGACAAGGCTCGCTATAAACTGGCCTTGAGCGGGACCCCGGTGCAAAACAACGCCGTGGACTTGTACAGCCAGTACCGCTTTTTAGACTCGGCGGTCTTCGGCTCGAACTTCTTCGCTTTCCGAAACCGCTACTGCGTAATGGGCGGCTACGGACAGCATCAGATCGTAGGCTACCAGCACATGGAGCAGCTCATACAGAAAGAACACTCCATAGCCTACCGCGTAACCAAGGCCGAGTGCCTCGACCTCCCGCCGCAGACCTTCGAGAACCGATATGTGAAGTTCAGCCCGGCGGAGCGCAAGCTCTACGACCAACTCCGAAAATCCAGCTTTGCAGAGCTTGCGGGTGGCGACAGCATAACCGCAACCACGGTGCTGACCAAAATGCTCCGCTTGATGCAGCTCACCGGCGGCTTCACGCAAACCGACGACGGCACCCGCCCGCAGCAGATCGGCACGGCAAAGCTGGACGCATTGGAGGACATTCTGGACGACTACGTCCAGGAGGCCGGGCAGAAGCTGGTGGTTTTTGCCCGGTTCCGCCCCGAGATCGCGGCCATTGAGAACCTGCTCCGAAAGAAGGGCATCAAGTACGGCTCGATCTACGGCGACGTTCCGCAGGCAGAGCGGGGCGGCATAGTGGACGACTTCCAGCAGAACCCGGAAACCAAGGTCTTTGTAGCGCAGATTCAAACAGCCGGCCTCGGCATAACGCTTCACGCCGCCAGCGCCGCAGTTTTTTACAGCATGGATTACAACTATGCGAACTACGCGCAGGCTTTGGCGCGGATTCACCGTATCGGGCAGCGCAGCCCGGTGACTTACATTCACCTCCTGGTTGAGGACAGCATCGACGACAAGGTGCTTGCAGCCCTTGAGAAAAAAGAGGACATCGCCAAAACCATAGTGGACAGCTGGCGAACCTACTTCTAACCGAAAGAGAGGAAAAACAACAATGACGATTCCTGAACAGGTTGACGCATACCGCGCCCTGCTGGACGAAAAGGACCGCCTGGCAGAGGAAACCAAAGCAAACAATCGGGCAATCGAGGCAGCCCGGGACGCCCTCGCAACGGCCATGATCGAGGATGAAACCCCGCAGATCACCCGGAACGGCTACTCCTACACCCTGACGCCCAAAACCAAATACAGCAAGGCCGCAGGCAAGGACGCCGAACTGATGGACGCCCTCCGCGCCAACGGCTTGGGCGACCTGATCAAAGAAACGGTCAACGCCCAGAGCCTGCAGGGTGCCATGAGCAACCTGGCAGAGGAAAACGACGACGAGCTTCCCGAGGAATTCGAGGGCTGCGTGAACGTGTACAGCTTCAACGACATCACCCGGCGCAAGAGCAGCCGGAAACAGTAAGGGAGGATAAACACCATGGCAAACGAAAACGCTTTGACCGCAGTTCAGAGCTTCGCTCTGGCACCCATCAGCAGCGAGGTCACTGACCTCATCAAGGAAGAACTGGACGGCCTCGGCCAGATTCCCTTTGACACCGTGAAGATTCCTGCCGGTGGCAGTGTGACCTTTGAGCTTTCCGGCGACGACCCGGACAACCCCGAAGTAGTACAGACCCTGACCGGCGTAATCGTACACCATCACGCCGTCAACAGCTACTGGCCCGGCGAGTTTGACGGCAGCAACAACGTGCCGGACTGTAGCAGTGCGGACGGCAAACAGGGTCTGGACATCAAGACCGGCGAAGTCCGGGACTGCTCCACCTGCCCCTTCAACCAGTTTGGCAGCAGCAGCAAGGGCAACGGCAAGGCCTGCAAGAACGGTCACCGCATTTACCTCCTGCGCAGCGGCGAGATGCTGCCCATCCTGATTTCCCTGCCCCCTACGAGCCTGCGGGCCTTTAAGGACTACGTTGCAAAGCGCCTGGTGGTAAAGGGCAAGCGCAGCAGCAGCGTGCTCACCTCCATCAAGCTCAAGAAGGAAAAGAGTGCGGACGGCATTGCGTACAGCAGCTGCGTGTTCACCAAGGCGGGCGACCTGACCCCGGCACAGATCGAACAGGTAAAGCCCACGGTGGCCTGGATTAAGAGCGTAGCCTCCACGGTTCCTGTGGTGGAGGAGACAGAGCAGCCCGCCGCACAGACCGACGCTGACGGCTTTGCCACGGTAAGCGACAAAGACGACGTGCCCTTCTAATACCACAACCTCCGAATGACCCGGTGCGGGCTGCAGGGTAACAGCCTTGCGGCCCGCGCCTTTTTTCGACTTGGAGGACAGACGTGGATAAAGTAAACCTCGACGAACTGCTGAACTATAAAGAGGAATACAGCAAGTTTGTGCAGAAACCCGAATATAAAAAAGAGCGCATGACAAGCCTCTGCCCCTTCCACGACGACCGCAAGCCCAGCTTTTCCGTGGATCTCAAAACCGGCAAATTCGTTTGCTTCGCCTGCGGCAAGGCGGGCAACTACGTCAGCTTCCGAGCGGAGCTGGACGGCTGCTCCAACGCCGACGCCTACAAGCGGATTCTCCGCGAGCATGGCGTGGACGAAGCCAAAAAGGAACCTGCCCGCCAAAACTACACCGTAGACGACTACGCCAAAGAGAAGAACCTCCCGGCGGACTGGCTGCGGATGGTCTGCAGCTTGGAGGACGGCAAGGAAAAGGACGGCACCCCCTACGTCAAAATTCCCTACTTCGGGGAGGACGGCAAGCCAAAGGTCACCCGCAAGCGCATGGGACCGCACAAGTTCAAGTGGGGTTTCGGCTCGGCGGGAAATATGCTGCCTTACGGCTTCTGGCGCAAAGAGGGCTTGGAGATCGCAGGCAGCTGTATCTTGGTGGAGGGAGAGAGTGACGCGCAAACCCTTTGGTTCCTCGGCTACCCCGCCCTGGGCATTCCGGGAGCTTCCACGTTCAAGCCGGAATGGGCGGAGAGCCTCAAGGGGATAGAAACGCTCTACATCCATAAGGAACCCGACCAGGGCGGCCAAACCTTCCTGGATAAGGTGGCTCACGCCCTGAAAGATGCTGGCTTTGATGGAGAGGTTGAAACCTTCTCCTGCGCAGACGGCGGGCAGAAAGACCCCTCCGCCTTGTACCTCGACCTGGGCAAGGAAGCCGCCCAGGACAAGCTGGAAGAACTGCTGGCAGCGGCGCAGCCCCTGGACTTGGAACACCTCGACGACGCCCTCCCGGTGGCGATTGAGGGCGCACCCAAGAACCTGCGGCAGCCGCCCGGCTGGCAGTACGGCGAGTTCGGAATCAGCCACATCGACGAAAAGACAGAACAGCCGGTCTGCGTCTGCCGGACGCCGATCATCCTGACCAAGCGCCTCAAAAAGACCGACACCGGCGAAGAAAAGATAGAGGTCGCCTGGAAGCGGGACGGCAGGTGGCACGACGCGATTTTCCCCCGCTCTATGATTTTCCAGAGCCGCAGCATTACGGTGCTGGCGGACAAGGGCTGCACCGTAACCAGCGAGAACGCAAAGCAGGTGGTGCGGTTCCTTGGCGCCTTGGAGCAAGAAAACATCGACGCCCTCGGCCTGCAGGAAAGCACCTCCACCTTCGGCTGGCAGTCAAACCACCGCTTCCTTCCCGGCCACGCTCCGGACATGGTGCTGGACATCGAACCCAGCATGACCCGCTGGGCTACCGCCTACTGCAAAAACGGCACCCTGGAAGCCTGGGTGGAAAGCATGGCTCCGCACCGCAGCCGCCCCCGGTTCCGCTTCATACTGGCCGCCAGCTTCGCTGCCCCCCTGCTGGCGATCATCAAGCAGCGAATCTTCTTCGTATACAACTGGGGCGGCAGCCGGGGCGGTAAGACCGCAGCCCTGAAAGCAGCCCTGTCCGCCTGGGGCGACCCAGAACGGCTCATGGCCAACTTCAACGCAACTCAGGTGGCACTTGAGCGAATGGCTGGCTTTTACTGCGACCTCCCGCTCGGTATAGACGAGCGCCAGCTTGCAGGCAACAAGCAAGAGGGCCTGGAAAAGATCGTGTATATGCTGGCCAACGGCACCGGCCGCAGCCGAGGCAGCAAAGACGGCGGCCTACAGGAGCTTCGCACCTGGCGCAGCGTAATTCTGGCCACTGGCGAAGAACCCATAGGCAAGGCGAACAGCCAGACTGGCGTCAGCACCCGCGTGTTGGAAGTAGTGGGTGCCCCCTTCGAGGACGAAACCAGCGCCAGCGATATGCACCAACAGGCCGCTCTAAACTGCGGCTGGGCAGGCCCGGCGTTCATCCAGTACATCCTGGACATGGGCGACAGCGCCATAATAGACGAATACAGCGAGGTGCTGGAACGCATCCGGGCGCTCATGGGAACCCGGAACGGCAGCCACACCGCAGCGGTTGCCACCGTGACCCTTGCAGATCAGATGCTTTCCCGGTGCATCTTCCACGAGGATGCAGACACCGCCCAGATGGAAGCCCAGCACATGGCCAACTGCATCACAGCGGGAATCCAGGAACAGGAACAGCCGGACGTGAACGAACAGGCCGCCCAGTACATCAGCGACTGGATCAGCGCGAACGCCAACAACTTCACCGATACCAACGCCATCGGCCAGAGGTACGGCAGCATTGAGGACGGCACGGCGTTCATCCTGCCCACCATCCTGCGGGAAGCGCTGGAAAAAGGCGGTTTCTCCTACCGCAAAACCATGAACTGGCTGGCAGAGAACGACATTATACAGATTGACCCGCACGGAAAGTATCAGGTGGTCCGCTGGTTCGGAAACCGCTCCGTCCGCATGATTGCCATAGACATGGAAGCGCTGCAGAACCCGCCCGACCCGGCAGGCTTCCGTGAGATCACCGACAAGGACGACCTGCCCTTCTAAGCCCGGTGTGCAAGCTCGCAGGGAGCCGCAACAGTTCAGGCGGTAACTTTTCCAGCCGGACAGGGTGAAACGTCCACAGCGCAACTTTTTTCCAGCGGAAAAAACGCAAGCTTCCGCCATTACCCAAAAATTACACGAGCCTTACACATTTCTCCAAACATAGGTGTAATGAAAAACAAAACGAAAATGCGCTCTTTTTAAGGTTCCTTACACCTATTACACCAAAAATCAAAATACATTCGTGACGCGAGGCGGAGCGCAGAGCAACAGCCGCAGAACGTATAAACGAACCCTCAAAACAAAGGTGTAAGGTGTAACGCTCACAAAATACACGATTCACCGCCAAATGTGAATTACACTCATTACACCCCCACACAGAAAGGACAAAGAACATGGAAATCAACGCTACAAACGAAGCCTGCAGCACCGAGAACGAGAACGCCACCCATGACACCTGGTTCCGCTTGAGCCTCGACCTGCACACGCCCCGCGACAAGGGCGGCTCGAACCCCGACTCTAACCTGAGCTTCTCCGGGACTACGCCCGAGGCTTTCGACCACGCCCTGGCAACCATTCTGGACGTGGTGACCTCTACCGTGTACGGCGGGCAGCTCAACGGCCTGCAGGAGATCATCGACCACGATGTCTCCGAGCTGCGGGCCAGCAGCGAAAAGGCACAGGACGACGCCCAGCAGCCCAAGCGCAACCCCGCCATGGACGTGGACACCCCGAAGATCAGCACGGTGACCGAGCCTCGCCCCAGCTTCGCCCCCCCCCCTCTAAGCCGGGCGCCCGGGGCGCAAAAGGCTTGATGCTGCTCACCTGCCCGAGCTGCCACCACACCTTCAAGCATTTCGCCCTGGAAAACACCGACAAGGTCAAGTGCTTCTGCGGCACAGAGGTGCCGGTGGACAACGTCGCCCGCTTCGAGTTCACCTGCAAGCAGTGCGGCAAGCTTTCCTACGGATGGACGAACATCGAAGCGGCGACCATTGAGGCAGGCGCTCTGCACTGCGTCTGCACAGCAACCGCCCCGGAAATGATTTGGCACCCCGCAACCCGGAAATTCCACGGCTAAAATAAAACGCCCGCACCGGGAAGGTGCGGACAGATTGGAGAAACGCATGAACTACAAAAACCTGCCTCCTTCCCCCTACGACTACGAAAAGCTGGGCTCATACCTTCACGCCTTGGTTGATGCAGGCGCAGCCCACAACATTACCGAGGCCAGGAAGCTGGCCCGCAGGCTGGTACCCTCGGAGGCGAAAATCCAGAAAGAGATCCTCGCGTACCTCCGCAAAGAGGTGGGCGGCTTTTGGTGGAAGGACGCCGCCGGACCGTACCAGCAGAAAGGCATCCCGGACATCGTAGGCTGCCACGAAGGGCGGTTCTTCGGCTTCGAGGTCAAGCGCCCACTGGTGGGCGAACTGAGTGCCATCCAGCGCCACACGCTGGCAGCCATCAACGCTGCAGGCGGCACCGCCTACGTCGTAACCAGCGTGGAAGATGTACGCCGGGTGCTCACCCCGCCGCAGGGCGAAAAGGAGTGGTGACCCTTGCCATACATGAGCCTCCGGGAACAGCGGCACCTGCTGCGGCGATACCTCAAGCAGTACCGCTTGGAGCGGACACCGGCGCACCGCCAGGCCGTGCAAGACACCCTGCTCCACCTCGACCCGATGCACCCCGCCGCCCCGATCATGCGCCTGCGGTACATAGAGTGCCGCAGCTGGCGGGCGACGGAACTGCGAACCTACTACTGCCACAGCAGAGCCTTTGAACTGGAAACCCGGGCCATAGACGACCTGCTCCAGGTTCCAGAGGTTCAGGAAGCAATAACAAAATGGGAGGAAACGTACAGTGACACTTGAGGAAGCCTGCCGCCTGCTCGACCCGAACACGACAGCAGAGGAACTGGCGAAGATCGAATATTACAACGGCTTCAACGGCAAAAAGGCCTGCATTGAGGCCATCGACGAAGCCTGCACACTGTTGGTGGGAGCTGTCCGCAGCGCCCACCACGAAGCACGGAGCGGCACCGCCCCGGACAGCACCAAGGTCTACCTTGTACCCGAGTACGAAATCAAAGAGATTTTCAATGACATCGGGCGCAGCGAATGGAAAACAAAGACGTCGCCCCGAGAGCGCTTCTTGTGCCTGTCGCACGCCTTGGACAACTGCCCGGCGCTGGTGGCCGTGGACAATACCACCGGCGACGCCTGGACGGAGGATTTTACAAGCCTTCCGGCGGCGCTGGAATGGCTCAACAGGGAGGATAAAAAGTAAATGGACTGGATTTGTGGATTTTTGACCGGCTGCATTGCGGGCTGTATTTTCGGCCTGGAACTTGCACCCAGCAGCGAGAAGATCACGGTGACCGTCAACGAGTGGAACCCCGCAGACCACCCACTGGAAGCAGAGGGCGAAGCCCTCGACCCGGTAGGAGGTGATGCGGAATGAGAAACCTGGAACGGCTGGCGCTGGTAAGCGTCCTGGCAGCAGCAGTCACCATCAGCGGCACACTCAACGCCAGGGTCAAAGACCTGGCCCAGCAGCGGGACATCTACCAAAGCCGGGCCGCCAACTGGGAGCAGGACGCCCTCAACTGGCAGACCGAGGCGAAAGAGGCGGAAGCGCAGGTCGCAGATCTCAAAGCCGCCCTGGAAGCCGCCCTGGAAGCAGCCGAAACCGGCCCCGCCGGGCTTGAGGTGGTATACCTCGGAGAGTTCAACTGCACCGCCTACTGCTCGGAGCAGTACGAGCATATCTGCGGCACCGGGGACGGCATCGCCGCCAGCGGCACACCTGTACAGGCGGGCGTGACCGTGGCCGCAGACCCGGACGTTTTGCCCCTCGGCTCTGCGGTATACATTGAGGGCGTCGGCCTGCGGTACATCCAGGACACCGGCAGCGCCGTGAAGGGTAAAGCCTTGGACGTGGCTGTGGACACCCACAGCGAGGCACTCACCTGGTCTGGGTACGGAACGCACCGGGTCTGGCTGCTTGAGGTTGAGTAAATAGGAGGTACAGCATGGACGAAGTACGACTGATCGACGGAAACGCTCTTGAACAGGAAATGCGGGAATTTGCGGCGCAGATATTCGTCGGCTGCCACAGAACCACAACCGACAGTGAAGAAGCCGTGCATACTTGCGCGGACATGGTGAACGAAGCCCCGACTATTGACCCGGAAAGCCTGCCGCCGTACTGGCGTAAGACGGCAGAGGACCCGCCAATAAGGGAGGACGGCAACGAAATAGGCAGCATTCTTTGTGCAGGGTATCACTGTAACATCCGCGACGGAATGTGGCTTGAGAACATCATGCCGTGGCACGTCGTAAGAGGCAACCCGGGGATGTTCCCGCTCTGGATGCCGCTCCCCAAGCTGCCCGATCTCCCGGTGCCGGAAAGAAGGTGCATGATGGGAAATGACTAACCCCTGCTTCCACTGCACAGATCGCCACCCGGTTTGCCACGATACCTGCGAACGGTACAAGGCCTGGCAGGAATTTCACGCCGCAGAGGTGGCGGACAAGCGCCGAAAGAATGACGCCTGCACCATCCACAAGAACGACTTCGACGAGGAATTCTGGCACGGCAACCCGCAGCGGCGACGGAGGCGGCACAGATGAGCCGCCCCAAGGTTCAGCCGCCGCAGTTCATAGCGGTGACGGCGGACGAATACGAACTGACCCTCGGCGCCTTTGACACCGTCAAAGAGCTTGCAGCTTGGAGCGGTCACAAGGTCTTCGCCATATACCAAAGCATGGAGCATGGCCGCATACTACGAAAAGTCCTGGCCAAAGGCTGCAAGGTGCTGCGGTATACGGATGGACACTATACCTCCGGGATCCTGATACCGAAAGCCCGGCACAAATAATAAAACCGCCTGCGGCAGATACGACACCCACCGCAGGCGGTTTTTATTCCCTTGGATATTCGGGAACGATTTCCCACGAAAACGGAAATTCTTTGTCGGCCAGCCCTTGGCCGTTCCACTTGGTCTGGTAAGTAACCTCCATCCCGATCTCATCGCCAGCAGCATCCACCAAGATCAGCATCAAGCCATCCTTGAACGGCGTGTCCGCTTCATAGCCGCCGCTCCACCTCGTAGCAGTACACCACCGCACAAGGTCATCGCAGAGCCGCTGCCGGACGCATACCCTCCCGGTCTCCTGGACACGGAACACGTCCTTGGCGACGCCCGCCTGCGGCCCGATCAGCCGGACGTGGCGCACATAGCGAAATCGGTCTCTGCCGTTGGTCGCCACGACCTTTGCATTCAGCCCCTCCATCAGCGACGCCCAGCCGCTGCGGATTCGCCCAGCAGGTAGACCCAATGGCGCCCGGTCTCGTCCCGCTGCCACTCGCCGCCCATGGCTTCAAAGGCAGCGGTCATGCCAGCATAGGCGACTTGGTACATATTCGGCACTGGCTCGCCGTTGTCGTCATAGGCCAGGGTGCCAGCAGCCTGCTGCTCTGCAGCAATCCGCTGAGCGTAGGACCACTGCAAGTCGAGCTTTTCAGCCATCCCCCGGAGAGCAATGCGAAAATCAGATTTTTTCATACTAAAAACGTCCTTTCTGTGGTTGGCTCCCACGACCATCTTGCCGGCCTCGGCAAAATGGTTTCGGCTGCTGCCAGGCAGCCATCGTCAGGTGGGCTATTTCTTGAGCCGCTCCGCCGCGGATGCCCAAAAGCTGCGGGCTTCTTTGTGGCGCAAGACGTCCGGGTGATTTTCGCCCCAATCCCAGGTCTCCCGCTCGATGTAGGGGTCAAGCTCCTTTGCCAGCCCCATGAAGTGCTCCGCCAGCGCGGACGTGTCCATGTCGGTGACGACCTCGATCTCCGCGTGCTCTTCGTTCCAACGGTGAGCTTCGTTTCGCGTTACCCAGCTATTGGTGAAGATTGCAATCGGCCAGGAACAAAGGTTGTACTTCGCCGTGCTGGGCTGGCCGTTCCGCTTGAGCTTCATCAAGCTGTAGGAGCTGCCGCACCAGCTCGGGTCGCCGGGCGACCTTTCGATGAACCACAGCCCGTTGTCATTCTTGAAGTAAGCCCCGGACACCCGGACGATGTCCCCGGTCTTCATTTCCACGCCGTTCTTGTCAACCATTGTTCAGCCCTCCTTAACCAGTTCCATAAGCTTTAAAACGCGGTTCCACTGCTCCTGATTCATGCAGCCACCGTTGTTCACAAAGTTCCGTGCGAATGCGATTTCGGCTTCCATCTCGGCCTTACTCATCTCGTTGAGGTTTTTCATTTTCATTCCCTCCGTTCAATGTGTTCCCTTTCGGTGTCTGTGTCTTACCACATAAACGCGGTAAACTCCACTGGCAAACAGTCCAATGATATAGGGCGCAGTTTGTCTCTTTTGCTCCGCCCTGGACAACAAAAAGACGGGGTCAAACCCCGTCAGAATAGAGCCGCTCCGCCCGGAACACTGGCGCCATGGAGTAGTGCCAGGGCATGACCCACTCGCCGCCGTCAGACACCCGGATCATCGCCCGCTTGACCCCCTCCCCGGAAAACTCGGCCTTGACCGACTTCTCCGTGCGGGACAGCACCTTCATCAGGAACACGCAATCGTGGTTGCATGCGCTGCGGGCGTAGTAGACGGAACCAACTTCAAATTTGAACATAACAGAAACCTCCCTTATCCTTCGACCTCGACGGCGGCAGCCCTTGCGGAAAGGGTTTTGTACTCGTCGTAGGTGATACCGAAACGCACATAGGCCTTTTCGATGCAATACTGGACATTGCGCCGATCTCCCTCGGTCAGCACCTCATCAATCATACCAGCCAGATACTCGAACGTCATTTTTGTTTTCCTCCGTTTCTTTGTTGTGCCTGTGTCTTACCACACAACCGCCGGGAACTTAATCGGCACAGCGTCCAATCTTCTGACAGTGAATTTGTACTCTTTACTCCTTGACCGCCCGGCGCAAAACCGCTATCATATAAAGCACAGCCCCCGCAGGAGTCCGACCCTGCGAGGGCTGCATACCGGGGTGCATCAGGCCTTAGTCTTCATCTTCGGCTTCGGCCTCCCAGACTTCCTCTGGGCTGACACGTTCAACGCCATCTTCACCGATAAAGCCGTAACCCGTGTCCAACATGGTATGCACCCCCTTTCATAGGCGCCTGGCTCGCAACAGCTGGGCGCCTTTTCTGTGTGTATGATACCACGCAAACGCAGTAAATCAATGCGCATATAGTCCAAAGAATACGGCGCTCGTATGGCAAAACTGCACGAAACGGATTTGTCAAGCCCTATTTTCAAAAAAGTTGCGATTTTGAGTAAAGAGCGGACTTTTTTGTTCTTTTTCTATGCTACACTGGGAGTATGCAGAGGACATTCACAAGGACGCAGGGCTTTTATTTCCTTCTTTCACCTGCGCCCCGCTAACGTATAGCCAGGGCGACCGGGTGCCGAGCTTCCAGCCCGACCAGCAGGGAGCAAAGCACCCGGAAACCTTGGATTTATGCGGAAAAAACACAGCCGCAGATCGCACACCGTGCAATTCAGACCCGCTGCTGGGCGGCGTAGGTACTACCTGGCAAGAACTGGCAGCGGGGCAGTGAAGGCGCGAAGTGTTCCCGCGCGAAAACCAAAATTTTTCGACCATTTCGCTACGTCAAGCGCAGTAAATGCCCGCCGCAGCCCCAAAACAAACCCCATTTTTTTATTTTGCGTGCATAGCTCAACAGGTAGAGCGCCCACCTTCCAGGCGGGTGACGTTGGTTCAAGACCCGCTGCACGCTCCAACAAGAGGACGAACGCATGGAAATCGAAACCCGGCGGCTTGCCGACCTGAAACCGGCAGACTACAACCCCCGCAAAAAGCTGGAACCGGGTGACCCGGAATATGAGAAAATCGCCCGCAGCATTGAAGAGTTCGGATACTGCGACCCAATTATCATAAACCGGGACGGCACCATCATCGGAGGACACCAGCGGACGCAGGTGCTCCTGGACATGGGAGCCGAAACCGCAGACTGCGTTGTGGTAGACCTCGACCCCGACAAGGAAAAAGCCTTGAACATCGCCCTCAACAAGATCACCGGCAGCTGGGACGAAGCAAAGCTGGCCGACCTGATCGGCAGCCTTGACCTTGAGGGCTACGACCTCACCAAGACCGGCTACTCCGAGCCGGAACTGAAGTCCATCCTTGCCCAGGTCACCGTGACGCCGGACGACTTCGGCCAGGATTTCTCCCTCCCGAACCGCCAGCACGTTCTCGCCCACACTATGAACGTCACCCTGCACAAGCAGCAAATCGCCCTCATCCGGGCGGCGCTTGCGCAGGCAGAAAACGAGGGCCTCGGCGAAACCTACGGAAACACAGACAAGAACGGAAACGCCCTCAGCAAGGTGGTGCAGGAATGGCTCAAGCAGAACACAAGCTCGTCCGAGAGCGACGACCTCTGACCTCGATTCACCCGGCAGACTATAACCCCCGCAAGGAGCTCAAGCCGGGAGACCCCGAGTTCCAGAACATCCAGCGCAGCCTGAAAGAATTTGGCTACGTTGACCCGATCATCATAAACAAGGACGGCACCATTATCGGCGGCCATCAGAGAGCATCCGTTTTGAAGTCCCTGGGTTACACCGAGGCGGACTGCATCGTGGTAGATCTCAGCAAGCAGGACGAAAAAGCCCTCAACATCGCCCTGAACAAAATCGGCGGTCAGTGGGACATGAGCCTCCTGAGGGACGCCCTACAAGACCTGACCCTCAGCCCGGTGGACGTAAACGCCACCGGCTACAGTGACGACGAACTCAGCGTCATTCTCGGGGATGTCATGCTGGAAAAGCAGCACGAAGAAAGCCCCATCGACAGAATGACCTTCACGTTCAGCCTGGAACAGTACGCCGACCTGCAGCAGGCCTTGCAGATTATCGGCGCAAAGTACAAGCCCGACCAAATGGAAACCTTCGGGAATACCAACAAAACCGGGAACAGAATCTACATGGTGGTGAAAGAATGGGCAGAGCAAAAGAAATCCAGATCCGGGTGATACCCTCCAAGATTGCAAACCCATTCATCCGGGCGCACCATTACAGCGGCAAGGTCGTAAACAACTCCTGCCTGCACTTTGGAGCTTTTCTCGACGGGCGCCTCCACGGCGTCCTGAGCTATGGCCCCAGCCTGGACAAGAAGAAGATCATCGGCCTGGTAGAGGGAACCGCCTGGGACGGCTTTCTGGAACTCAACCGCATGGCCTTTGACGATTACCTTCCCCGAAACTCGGAGAGCTACTGTATTGCAAAGACCATCCGCCTGATCAAGAAGCAGGCGCCGCAGGTAAAATGGATCATCAGCTTTGCCGACGGCTGTTCCTGCGGCGACGGCACCATTTACCGGGCCTGCAATTTCGTCTTGACCGACATCAAGAGGAACGACGCCCTCTGCCTTCTTCCGAACGGCGACAAAATCCACAAGATGACCCTGCACAGCAACCCGACCTCCCCCCGCCCGGAGCTTGGAGGCCGTACCTTCTACGAGGTGACCGGCGGCAAGTACGACTGGGATGCTTACGTCAAAGAGGTTGGCGGCACCATCCTGCCCGGCTACCAGCTGCGCTATATCTATTTCATAGATCCTGAATACAGGCAGCGGCTCAAGGTTCCCGAGATACCGTTCAGCCGTATCGACGAACTCGGCGCAGGTATGTACAAGGGTCAGCAGGTATCCCAGGCGGAGCGCCACGCCGAAAGTCACTTTGAACAGTAGGAGGACGCATGTCAGCAGAAACCAGCGGGCAGCTTTACGAATCCAAGGTCATAGCCCAGCTTTTTGGCGTTTCCGTCCGTCGCATCCAGCAGCTCACACAAGACGGCGTCCTGGAAACAGTACACATCTCCGGCCAGCGGAACAAATACGACCTCATTCCCACGATTCAGGCATATATCAAATACCTGTCAGATAAGGCGTATGGCCGGGAAGCGAAGCTCTCGGAAACCGAACTGAGGGAAAAGAAGCTGCAAGCGGAAATTGCCCTCAAGGAATCGCAGACCGAGCTTCACCAACTCCGCACCGCCATTGCAAACGGCAAATATATCAGCATAGAGGAAGCGCAGGCGGACTATACGAAGTTCTTTGCAGTCCTCAAGCGCTTTTGCTCCGGCCTCCCGAGCCGGGTCGTTGGCATGATAGGCTCACGAATCTCCCCCGTGGAGAGCAGAGAATTGGAGAAAGACTTGAATAAAGAGATCAACGACATTCTCCGCACCTTCGTCCTTGCAGCAACCGTCAAGGACGGTGACGGTGGATGAAACCCACAGCCCAGCAGCCCCGGTTCTATAAGTTCCGAAAGTACCAGGTTCCTCAGTACATCAAAGATGCCCTGGACGCCCTGAAACCGCCGGATGATATAACCGTAAGCCAATGGGCCGAGCAATACCGCCAACTCAGCCGCAAGGAATCCAACCTGCAGGGCGCCTGGCGAAACAGCGTCACTCCCTACCTCGTCGGCATCATGGACGAATTCAACAACTGGGAAACGGAGCGCATTGTCGTGGTAAAGCCTACCCAGGTGGGCGGCACGGAGGTCGAGCTTAACGCCCTCGGCTACCTGATAGACCAAGACCCGGCTCCGACCCTGATCGTTTACCCCAACGACGAAATCGCCGAAAGCACCTCAGCAAACCGCATTATGAGTATGCTGGAATCCCCCCGATTGAAGCGGCATTTTCTCAAAAATGCCAGTAGCAAGAAGGAGCTGCAGTTCACCACAGATATGTACATCGCCCTCACCGGCGCAGGATCTGCGGCAGACCTGTCCAGCAAGCCCATCCGCTATCTTTTTCTCGACGAGGTGGACAAGTTCAAGGCGGCGACCACCCAGGAAGCCGACCCTATAAGCCTGTCTATTGAGCGAACCAAGAGCTATTTCTCTAACCGCAAAATCTATATTTGCAGCACCCCCACACTAAAGACCGGCCACATCTGGAAGGCGAAGGAAGCCTGCGACATTGAAAAACACTTCTTTGTTCCTTGCCCGCACTGCGGGAAGTATATAGAGCTGAAATTTGCACAGATACGCTGGCCGGGCAAGGATGAGGGCCTAAGCGAAGGTGACCGAGCGGAGGCGGCGCAGTACATCTGCCAGGAATGCAACGGAGTCATTACCGACCACGACAAACCTGCAATGCTCCTAAAAGGAGAATGGCGGAACGTCCGCCAGAGCGCCCGCACCGCCCGCAGCGTTGCCTTTTGGTTCAACACCCTATACAGCCCCTTCACTCGATTCTCGGAAATCGCCCGGGAGTTTATGAAGTCCAAGGACGACCCCGACAAGCTGCACAACTTCGCCAACTCCTGGCTCGCCGAGCCGTGGGAGGATACGAAGCTCAAAACCAGTGCCGACCTCGTACAGGAACGCCAGACGGAGCTTGAAATGTTCGAGCTTCCGCCCTGGACGAAGCTCCTGACCGGCGGCGTGGACGTGCAGGAAACAAGCCTCTATTGGACTATCCGCGCCTGGGGCGATTACAGCACATCCCAAAATATAGCCCACGGCCAGGCCGCAAGCTTCGGCGAGGTCGTAGACATAATGAACCTGGAGTTCAAGCGGGACGACGGCCAGCAAATGCTGGTAGACCTCGCCCTCGTCGATTCTGGCGACCAAACAGAGGAAGTCTATGACTTCTGTATGCAGAACTCGGAGTGGGCGCTCCCAGTAAAAGGCACCGACACGATGCTCAGCAACTATAAAATCTCGACCATCAACAAGGCTGGCTCCGCCGCCTACGGTATGCGCCTGGTTCTCGTGGACGGTGGCAAGTACAAGGACGCTATTGCTTCTCGTATGCGCCGCCCGAACGGCAAGGGCAGCTGGATGGTCTACAAGGGCGTTGACCAGGAATACTGCGAACAGGTCACTGCCGAACACAAGATTACTGAACGTGCCACCAACGGTACAGAGCGCACCCGCTGGGTGCCTAAAACCAGCCATCCAAACAACCACTTCCTCGACTGCGAGGTTTACGCCTACGCCGCCGCAGAAATGCTCGGAGTACGCAGCCTGCACCTGCAGAATAAGGGCAGCGCACCCCAGCCGGAAGCGCAACCCTCGCCGCAGCAACGCACCGACGCCACCCCAGAGGAAACCTGGATTCATCAGAACGACGGCTGGTTTTAAGAAAGGAAACACGACATGGCAGACGAAACCATCAACTATGGCGACCCCGCCGCCCTGCTGACGGAAGTAAATAAAGCCATCGCCGCAGTCATGGTCGGAGGCCAGAGCTACAAAATCGGCTCCCGCTCCCTGACCCGAGCGAACCTCACCGAACTGCGGAACCTCCGGGCAGACCTCGCCGCCCAGGTGGAGGAACAGAGCGGCTCCTCCCTTTTCCGTGATACGTTCGCCGCATTTTTTGAGGGGAGATAAAGCGCATGGCATGGCTCGACAGAATAATTGAAGCAATCTCCCCCCGGGCAGCCTATATGCGCGAGGGTTGGCGGCAGCAGCTCGGCCTTATCCGCGGTTCAGGCTATGACGCCGCAGACGGTGGCCGGCTGAACAAAAACTGGCGGGCGACCAATGAGGCCGCCGACATCACAGACCGTTACAGCCGGGACACCCTCCGCGCCCGCGCCCGAGACCTTGAGCGAAACTCGGACATTGCAAACGGCGTCCTCAAGGCTTTCAAGAGGAACGTGGTCGGCAACGGCTTCACCTTGCAGGCCAAGACCGGCGACGACGACCTCGACGACCAAATCGAAACCCTCTGGCGGCGCTGGACACGGCGCACAAATTGCGACGTCACCCAGCAGCAGAGCTTCAACGAGCTTCTGCGCATGGCAGTCGTTCGGAAAAAGGCAGACGGCGGCATCCTTTTCAAGAAGTGCTATACCTCCGGCGGCCTGCTTCCTTTTAAGCTGCAGGCGCTGGAAGTAGACGAGCTTTCCCGCTCCGTGGCCTCGCCCAGGTACAAGGGAGATCGTGTCATTGGCGGCATTGAGTACAACGAGTACAACCGGCCCGTTGGGTACTGGATTGAGCAGTACAACATTGACGGCTGGGAAACGAACCAGCCCGTCTTCTACCCCGCCAAAGACATCATTTTCTATTACAGCAAGAGCCGCCCCTCCCAGCTTCGAGAGGTCAGTGACCTCGCCCCGAGTTTGAGCCGCATCCGGGACGCCAACGAATTTATCGCCGCCGTTTCGATGAAAGAGCGAATCGCCGCCTGCTTTGCCCTGCTCATCAAAAGAGCCGCCCCCACCGGCGGCTTCCAGGGCGGCTCCCGGAACAGCGCCGACAAAGACCGCACGTCCTACTCCGGCAAAATGCTGACCCCCGGCCTCATTTCGGAAATGAACGCCGGTGATGATGCAGTCACCATCAACCCCGGCAATGGCAGCAGCGAAGCAACCGGCTTCCTCAAGCTGCTGCAGCGCCTTGTGGGTGCAGGCCAGGGCTTGAGCTATGAATCCACCTCCCGGGATATGTCCGAAACGAACTACAGCAGCGCCCGCCAGGGTATGATTGAGGACGACCTCACTTATACCGAGGAAGTGGAGCTGCTGCAGGGCAAGCTCATGGTCGAGGTCTACGAAACCTTTTTGATTTCCGCAGTCCTCGCCGGGAGGCTCACTATCCCGGATTTTTGGAACGACCCGCAGAAATATATGGAGCATGAGTGGGTCGCCTCCCCCAAGAAATGGATTGACCCGCAGAAGGAAGCCAACGCAAACAAAACCGCACTCGAATCCGGCGTCAAGTCCTTCAAGCAGATCAGCGCCGAGCAGGGCCGTGACTGGAAAGAACAGATTGACGACATGGCCGACGTTGTAGCATACGCCAAAGAAAAGGGAGTGCAGATTGGAGGTTACAAGAGTGTCCAGAACGAACCCCAAACAGACCCGAAAGAAAACCCCGATGAATAACCAGCCCCTGCAGCGCGATTTCTCTACGGCCAGCATCCGGGCAGTAAGCGACGACGAAAACAGCCGCACCTTTGAACTGAGTTTTAGTTCCGAGGAACCTGTTCAGATGTGGTTCGGCACCGAGATCCTCGACCACTCCGGCAATGCCATTGACATGAGCCGGATGCAGAGCATGGGTATCGTTCTTTTTAACCATGACAGAAACCGGGTGATCGGTAAGGTCACACGGGCGTGGGTTGAGGACAACCGTGGCAAGGCCACGATTGAGTTTGACAACGACGAGGACAGCGAAACCGTTCGCTCCAAGGTCGCCAGCGGCACCCTCAAGGGCGTTTCCGTCGGCTATCGTGTTTCCAACTATGAGAGCGTCAAAGAGGGCGCAAAATCCCTTGACGGGCGCTTCACTGGCCCCTGCTACATCGCCAAGAAGTGGCAGCCCTACGAGATCAGCATTGTTTCCGTCCCCGCCGACACCACCGTCGGCGTTGGCAGAGATATGACCGAGGACGGACAGCCGCCCGCAGTACAAACCGCCCCGGGTCTGGCTTTCTACGAGAGCCAGCTCGCCGCAAATCGTAACTACTAACTGGAGGTATCACACATGAACAAGAGAGAGCAGCTGCGGCAGAAACTGCAGCGCCAGCAGGCCATCCTGACCGCCGCCCGCACCGCAGGCCGCGACATGACCGAGGACGAGACCCGGGAATTCAACTCCCTGCAGAACGACATCGAGACCCTGCGCCCTGAGGCTGATGCTGAAGCGGAGGCAGAGCGCCAGGCTCAGATTGAAGCCGCCCGCACCGCGGAGCGCCAGCGTGTCACCGATATCACCACCCTGTGCCGGAACTTCAACGTCGATGCTTCCCAGTACATCACCGGCGGCCAGACCGTAGACCAGGTGCGCACCGCCATTCTGGACGGTATGATGCAGAACGGTACTCCTGCCCGCACCGGCGTCAAGGTGACCGCCGATGAAACCGACAAGTTCCGCGCAGCAGCAGCTGACGGCCTTATGACCCGCAGCGGCCACACCCCCGCAGCCCCTGCGGATGGCTCCCGTCAGTTTGCAGGCATGAGCCTGCGTGACATCGGCATTGAGTGCCTGACCCGCGAGACCGGCAAGAGCGCTTCCGACTTTATGCGCATGAGCGCAGATGACCTGTATACCGAGCTGGCCCGTGCATTCCACAACCCCTCGGCATCCTTCCCCGCCATCATGGACACCGCCATCAATAAGAGCATTGTCCACGCCTACGACCACGCTCCGACCACCTTTGAGAAATTCACCCGCAAGGGCACTCTGCGCGACTTCAAGCGCACCGACGGCCACAACTACCTGATCGGCGGCGTTGGCGACCTGCTGCTGGTTCCCGAGAACGGCGAACTCAAGGCAGACACCCACAAAGAGGAAATGCTGCCGCAGCGCAAGCTGGACACCTACGGCCGTCAGTTCAGCATGAGCCGCCAGGCGTTCATCAACGACGACATCGGCTTCCTGTCCGAGGTTCCCGGTATGTACGCTGCAAAGAGTAAGAAGCAGATCAACAAGATGGTCTACTCCATTCTCTACAACAACGGCCAGATCTATGACGGCAAGACCCTGTTCCACGCCGATCACAAGAACCTGATTACCTCCGGCAGTGCACCGACTGGCGCAGCCATTCAGGCCATGATCCAGCGGATGCAGCTGCAGGATGACCCGTTCGGCGAGGCTATCAACCTGACCCCCTCCACCATCATCCTGCCCGTTGGTTACGGCTTCACCATGCAGTCCATCTTCGGCAGCCCCACCATCCAGACCAGCGAAAACACCCAGGCAGCCAACCCGCTGTATAACTACCGCTACCCGATGGAGATCGTCGAGGACGCCACCCTGAACATCCTGGCAGGTTCCGGCGCTTGCCCCTGGTTCCTGGGCGCCAACCGCGAGGAAACCACCGGCATCCAGGTCGATTACCTGAACGGCCAGGAGACTCCCACCTTCCGCCGCAGCGAGACCGTCGGTCAGCTGGGCTTTGTGTGGGACATTTGGCTGGACTGGGGCATCAGCGTCATGGACTACCGTGCGTTCGTGAAGAACCCCGGCGCTGCCCTGCCCACCCTGTAAGAGATAGGAGGAAACGCACATGATCGCAAACTACCAGCAGCCCGGCTCTGCCATTGACTACCCCAACGGCACCAGCTCCGCTATCGCCGCAGGCCAGGTCGTGAGCCTGACTACCCGCATCGGCGTTGCAGGCACCGACATCCCCGCAAGCGCCGTCGGCAGCCTGTACGTCAAGGGCGTTTTTGCCATGCCCAAGGCGGCCTCTACCGCTATCGCCATCGGCGCCGCCGTCTACTACGACGCCTCCGCCGACAACATCACCACGACCGCTGCAAGCAACATCCCCGCAGGCTGGGCTATTGCAGCAGCCGCTGAAAACGATACGACCGTGCAGGTCTGCATCGGCTAAGGGGAAGGTGGCGCAGTATGATCTATACCGCAAACAGCACCGTGACGGTGGAGGGCAAAAGCTACCGCCCCGGCGATTCCGTGGACATTCAGGACGCCAGCGCTGCAAAGGAGCTGCTCGCCGTGGGCTTCATCGTGACCCGGCCCGGCGAGTATGCCCCCGGCGAAACGCTGACCGTGGATGTTCAGCATGAACCCGAGGACGGCGTTGCCACCGGCCACCTCAACAAAGAGGAACTGGAAGCGATGCCCAAGGCGCAGCTCCTGACCCTCGCCGAAAATATGGGCCTGGACACCAAAGACCTGACCAAAGCAAAGCTGGTTGAAGCCATTGCTGCTGCCGAGGTTCAGGCCGAGGTTTGACCGTGGGCTTCAAGGATTTGCTGGTGCAGGATGCAAAGAACGTATTCCTCAACCGGGAAGAATTTGCAGATACGCACAGCATAAACGGCAAGCCCATGCCGGTGCTGGTTGACGATAATGAAATTTTGGAACGCGACAAGTCCAAATTGATGAACGTCACCATCACCGGGATCTACAAAGAGCGCAAGCTGATCTATGTAGCCACCGACGACCTCGGAGCCAAACCCGCCCCGGACGACCTGCTCAATTTTGACGGCGCCTGGTATAAGGTAAACGACTGCACCGATGAGGCCGGGATTCTCTGCATTGAGATGGAGGCGAATCGCTCTTGAAAGAATACGAGGTCCTGCAGGTTGACGCCGACGCTTCCATTGAAAAAATGGTTCAGCGCCTGGACAACCTGCAAAAAATGGTTGATACGCCGAAAGTGGTGGCAGCGGCCATCAACTCGGCAGCCCGCAGCACAAAGAACAAAATCGTCAAGGACACCAAAGAGCGCTATGCGACAGCCAACGATTCCGTTTACTCTTCCAGCAGCGCATTGAAGGTTGACGCCGCCACCGGCGGCGACCTGACCGCCACGCTCCATTCTTCTGGCTCTATGCAGGAGATCATGGACTTCGATTCAAAGCCGAACTCGGGAACCAGCGCCGCAGCGGCGCACGTCCTCAGCAGTTCCGGCATGAAGTCCTTGGAGCATAACGGCTTAAAGGCTTTTCTCGTTCGGTTCAGCAGCGGACACAAAGCCATTGTCCAGCGGGTGCCGGGCGAAACCTACACCTCGGCGGGCGCTTCAAAGCGTGCGCAGAAATGGGGCGCCAAGTCCGACATGACCCGCATTGAAAAACTGCTTTCGCCCTCTGCTCCGCAGATGTTCGGAAACCCCGACACCGTAGACCCGGCGCTTGAGCGAGCATCCGAGCTTCTCGATAAGCAGATGGAGAAACAAATTGAAAAAGCGCTCGAATAAAGGAGGCATTCCATGACACCCACCGATCTGCAGGACGCTATTGTCCAGGCGTTGAAGGAGCAGCTTGCACCGCTGCGCCTTACAAACTCCGCCGGGCATGAAGTGGGCGTCAAGGTATTCCCGCAGTTCAAGCCATACCGCAGGCCTGCGCAGTCCACCAATGACGACGACCTCCCGGAGCCGTATGTGCTGGTGGCTCTCGTCAACGGTGAACAGACCGCCATCGACAGCCCGAACAAGGTTGACGTTGTCGTGGCCGTCGAGGTATGCGACCCCGACCCGAACCGGCAGGGATACCGGGATGCCTCCCACATTTTGAACGTGATCCTGGGGTATTTTGAGCGCAAAGTGAAAATTGCGCGGGCGTTTGAGCTTGTGCGCCCTATCAAATGGGACAACGACCTCGACCCCAACAAACACCCATACTATTCCGCAGCAATCGGCCTTCATTTTGATGGGCCTACTATTTATAGAGAGGAGCCTGAAACGTAATGGCAAAGACCACCACCCCCGCCGCCCCGGAACAGGTTGTTTATGTCGGCCCGAATATTCCCGGCGTTGTTCGCCAGGATTCCGTGTTCACCGGCGGCATCCCGGCACGCCTGGCTGAGAAGATTAAGGCAATTCCCGCCATTGAGAGTCTGATTGTCCCCCTGGATTCCTTTGCGGAGGCTCGCAAGGAACGTCAGAGCGGCGCAGGCCGTATCGTTACCATCTGCAACATCGTTGCAAAGAAAATCCAGGAGGGCGCATAAATGAGCTATCTTCATGGCGTAGGCAACAGCGAAGTTGCTACCAGCTTAACCACCCCCACCACGTCCAGCGCTGGCCTGCAGGTCATTTTCGGCACGGCCCCCATTCACCTGGCAAAAGACCCTTACAAGGCAGCGAACACCCCGAAACTCTGTTACAGTTTTGCAGAGTGCCAGGAAGCCCTCGGCTACTCTGACGACTTCGAGAATTTCACCCTTTGCCAGAGCATGGACGCCAACTTCCGTGTCTACAATAATTCCCCCATCGTCCTGGTGAACGTGCTTGACCCGAATAAGGCAGCGCACACCACGGAGAACGCAGAGGAAACCGTCACCGTCACCGGCGGCATGGCGACCTATACCAAACAGTACGTTCTGCTGCCCTCGTTGGTGGTGAAGAACGACGCGACCCCGCTCGCCGCCGATGTGGACTATACCGCAGCGCACGACGATGACGGCAACGTGACTATCGTGCTGCTGTCCACCACCGCAAAGGAAGCAACCGCGCTGAAGATCACCAGCAAGAGCATCAAACCCAGCGGCGTTACCAAGACCGACGTCGTCGGCGGCGTAAACAGCAGCACCAACGAGGAAACTGGCCTGGAAATCATCCGCCAGGTCTATCCCAAGTTCGGCCTGGTGCCCGGCCTGATCATCGCACCCGGCTGGTCGCAGGACGCAACCGTGGCTGCTGCGCTGCAGGCAAAGGTTGAACAGCTGAACGGCTGCTTTGACCTCAACACCATTCTGGACATTCCCGCCAATTCCGACGGTGCAACTGTTTACACCGACTGTAAGCAGGCGAAGGAGAAGCAGGGCTTCTCCACGAACCACGGCATCTGCCTCTGGCCTCGTGTCTTGGTTGGCGAGAAAAAATACTACTTCTCCGCCATGGCCGCAGCGCACACCGTCTGGCTCGACACGAGCAACGACGGCGTCCCCTACGAATCCCCCTCCAATAAGAGCCTGCGCATTACCGGCCTTTGCTTGGACGACGGCACCGAGGTGCTTCTCGACAAGCAGCAGGCGGACGACGTCCTCGGCGCAAACGGTATCTGTACCGCTATCAACGTCAACGGCTTCAAGTTTTGGGGTAACAATACCTGCGCATACCCCAGCACGACCGACACCAAAGATCGCTTTTGGTGCGTCCGCCGTTTCTTTGACTGGGACGGCAACAACTTTATCCTGACCTACTTCCAGAAGGTGGACAAGCCCGAGAACCGCCGCCTTGTGCAGGACATCGTGGACAGCACAAATATCACCGGCAGCGGTTACGTTGCTCGTGGCTACTGCGCAGGCTACAACATGAAGTTCCTGGAGGCCGAAAACCCGACCACCGAGCTGCTGGCAGGCCATCTGACTGTTCACACCTACATGGCGCCTTTTGTTCCTACGGAGTATATCCACAACATCCGCGAGTACGACACCGACGCCCTGTCCACCATCTTCTCCTGACCGATTGGAGGTATAAAACGTGAATATTCCTACCAAGATCGCCAAGTATGAGGTCTACAAAGACGGCACCAAGCTCATTGGCCGTGGCGAGGAAATGACGCTGCCCAGCTTTGAGACCCCCACCAACACCGTGTCTGGTGCAGGCATCCTCGGCGAATACGAAGATCCCACCCCGGGTTATTTCAACGAGCAGGAACTGCCCGTTCCCTTTCGCGTTATGAGCAAAGAAGCAGCATCCCTGGCCAACATGCTCAAGGCGCACCACCTGGAAATCCGTGGCGGAATTCAGGGCAACACGGACGACGGCGACATCGAGTTCACCCCTATCCGCGTAGTCGTTCGTGGCCTCACCAAGAAATGCGAGCCGGGCAAGCTCAAGGCCGCAAACTCTATGGAAACCAGCGTCACCCTTTCGCTTCGGTACATCCTGATTGAGGTAGACGGCGAATCCCTGATCGAACTGAACAAAATCCGTGGTAAGTACGCCGTGAACGGCGTAGACCAGCTGGCAGCTTTGGAGGCAATGTGCTAATGGAAGATAAGAAACTGACCCTCGCCCCTGAGGTCGAGGAACCCGAAACCGCAGAGGACACCAATGAGCTTTACGTCAAGTTCGCCAAGCCCTACATCTTCGGCGACAAGACCTATACCGGCATCGACCTGTCCGGCCTTGAGGACGTGAACGGCGCAATCCTCAAGGAAGCAGGCCGCGTGGTTCAGAAACTGAACAAAGGCATCAACCCCGCCACCGTGGAAATGACGATGGAGTATGCCGTCTATATGGCGCACCGCGTCACCAACCTGCCCTCGGACTTCTTCTGGGGCCTGCGCGCTCCTGACCTGGTATCCGTCAAGGGCGCAGTCGTGGGTTTTCTCTACGGCGGGGATGGGGAGGACTAACCCCGCGGGCGATCACAAAAACAACCGTTTATATGTCGCAAGCTCTGCATGCGGGAATTGACTACCTGCAGAGCCTGCCCATAGACGAGCTAAACGACCTGGCGGACGCTATCCAGGACTATGCAAAGGAGGTGGAGGCGCAAATTGGCAAAAAGTAAAACGTATGACCTGATGATAAAGATCGGTGCCAAATCAGACGGCACCCTCCGAAAGGCCTGCGCAGCAGCCGACAAAGACCTCGCCTCCCTCAGCAAATCGGCAAAGGCAGTCGGGAAAGCCGCTGCTGCAGGGTTCGCAGCCGCCAGCACGGCGGCTGTGGCCTTTTCTACCGTATCCGTGACCTCTGCCGCAGGCTACAAAAAGGAACTGTCCAACGTCCAGACCCTGCTCACCGGCACCGCCGAAGAAATTGCATCCCGAACCGCCAGCATTTCTTCAGACGTTCTGAATATTTCGGACAAAACCGGCGTTGCCACCAGCAACCTGACCGATGGTATGTACCAGGTCGTTTCTGCGTTTGGCGACGTTAACGACGCTTCCACCATCCTGGAAACAGCGGCTAAATCCGCTGCCGCAGGCAACGCCACCACAACGGACAGCGTCAACCTGCTTTCCGCCGTCACAAAGGGCTATGGCGACATCAGCGCAGAGGCTGTCCAAAAGGCGGCAGACCTGTCCTTTGCTACCGTTCGCCTCGGACAAACCAGCTTCCCGGAACTGGCCTCGTCCATTGGAAAGGTCGTCCCCCTGGCCTCCGCCCTGGGCGTGCAGCAAGAAGAACTGTATGGCACCTTTGCAACCCTGACCGGCGTGACCGGCAGCACCGCAGAGGTCGCCACGCAGTACAAGGCCGTCCTTTCCGGCCTTATGTCGCCATCCAAGAGCATGGATGCCGCCCTTAGTAAGTTGGGCTACTCCACCGCAGACGCAGCCATCCAAAGCCTGGGCTTCCAGGGAACGCTTGAAGCGTTGATGGGAACCGTTGGCGGCGACACCCAGGCAATGGCAAAGCTGTTCAGCAGCGTGGAGGCGCAGACCGCAATTCTCGCCCTTTGCGGCGAACAGTCCAGCACCTACGCCGAAAAGACGGCGGAGATGTACAACGCCATCGGCGCAGCGGATGAAGCATTCGCCCGCCAGACGAACAACCTGGATTATAAGATTCAGAAGCTCGCCAACCGCTTCCAGAATTTCCTGACAAAGGCCGGCTTGAAGCTGCTGCCGTATCTGGAAAAGCTGGCCGACAAGGCTATTCCATACCTGACGGACGCCATGGACAAAGGTCTCGTTGTTTTGGACGATATTCTCCCCAAAGCAGAAAAGGCCGTCCAATTTGCGGCGGAGCATAAAGAACTGTTCATCGCCCTTGCAAGCGGCGTCCTTACCGCAGTAACGGCTTTCAAGGCGCTCAAGACGGCGGCGACAGCTGTCAGCGCCGCAAAGAATCTGGCGACGGTATTCAAAGCCGCTTCTGCCGGTGGTGCTACGCTCAGCAAGGTTTCTGGCGCTCTGAATCTGAATCTTGTAGCAGGAGCGCTTATCATCGGTGCCGTAATTGCTTTTTGTGTCTTGTTGTACCGTAACTGGGACAAGGTAACAGCCTGGGCGCAGCGCATGGGAACCAAGGTCTCCGAAGTTTGGGCTTCAATTCAGACCGCGGTGCTTACCACCGTAGCTGCCCTGGTTTCGGGATTCCAGACCAACTTCCCGCTGCTCTCCGCCTACCTTTCCGGCTGGTGGAGCAGCGTATCCGCAGCCGTCGAAAATGTAAAAGCGATTTTCTCCAACCTCATCCAGTTTGTGGAGAACGTATTCTCCGGGAACTGGGGAGCCGCGTGGCAGAATATCGTGAACATTTTCGCCAACATCTTCGGAGCTATTGTCAACCTGGCAAAGGCTCCGATGAACGGCGTGATTTCGGCCATCAACTACGTCCTCGGCAAGATCAACTCCCTGAACGTAAAAATCCCGGACTGGGTGCCGGTCATTGGCGGCAATACTTTCAGCTTCAAAATCCCGCAGATTCCGCAACTTGCAACCGGCGGCATCGTAACCGCCCCAACGCTACTGGAGGCAGGCGAAGGTGGAGAGCCGGAAGCAATTATCCCCTTGTCCAAACTCTACGACTTCCTGCTGAACCTCGGGAAGCCCGACCCGACGAAGCCCCAGCCACAGCCAACCGCAGGCGGCCAGAATCCGCCCCCCGAGAATAAGCCCCAGCCACAGCCAACCGCAGGCGGCCAGAATCCGCCCCCCGAGAATAAGCCCCAGCCGCAGCCCGCAGAGGGCGGCGGAGGTGGCTTTGTGTTCTCCCCGACCATCATCCTCAAGAGCAACGGCTCCGTGACCCGGAAAGAAGTAGATCAGGCGATGGATTTTACATACCAAAAGTTTGTGAGATTCAGCAAACAGCTGGAAGAAGAACGTCGCCGCAAATCCTTTTCTCCGGCCTAACCAGGAGGCTAAATGAGTACCTATACCACGATTCAGGGCGACGTTTGGGACGCTATCGCTTATAAGGTCTACGGAGATTCAAAATACATGGGCTTCCTCATGGACGCCAACCCTGACAAGATCACCATCTTTGTTTTTGGGGCAGGCGTGGTGCTGAACGTCCCAGACCTTCCCGCAAGCGAAACTGCCGCCCCGAATATGCCCACATGGAGGACAGGATGAAAGCCAGACAGTCCAGCGTTTCTATTACCTACGACGGCAAGGCCGCATCAGTCCTCAATCTTAACAAAACGGCGTTCACTTACACTGACCCAGCCAGCGGCGAAGCAGACGGCCTCGACATCACGTTCTTTGAGCGCAGCGCTTCCGCCGTCAGCGGTGGCAAGATGGAGGTAAACAAACCGCTTTCCGCCACCATCGCCCTCACGAACTGGGCAGCCCAGGGCGACAACCGCACCCTCGACTGCGGCGATTTCCTCGTTGACAGGGTTTCATATTCAGGCTGGCCGTGGACAGGCACCGTGAAAGCGGTATCTGTTCCGGCTAACACTGGATTCCGGCAAACCAAACGCACAAAGGTATGGGAAAAGGCCACCGTGCAGAAAATCGGCCAGGAAATCGCCTCCAATGCAGGCATAGAACTGTTCTGGGATGTGGAGGGCGACGACCCGCAGATTACGACACTTGAGCAATCCGAAACCACAGACTGCGAGTTTTACATGAACCTCTGCAAGACCTACGGCCTGAGCATGAAGGTCTACTCAAAAAAAATCGTAGTCTACAGCCGGACGGAGTACAAGAAAAAGGATGCGGTCTGCACTATCTACCCGCACCAAATTCTTTCTTGGAGCTGGAGCCAGAACCTCGCCGGAACCTATACCGGCGGTGAGTACACCTATACCCAGCCCAAGACCAACAAAGAAATAAAGGTCACCATTGGCACCGCAGACCGGCTGCTCAAGATGACCGGCAAAGCCGACGGCGAAGCTGATGCACAAAAGAAGCTGCAGGCGGGAATTGATGAGGCTAACCACGGAGCAACAAAGCTCAATTTGACCGTCAAGGGCAAGCTCCTTGTTTCCGGCCAAAACGTGGAAGTTTCCCTTGGAGCACTCTCCGGGAAATACTTTACCGATACCACCACCCACAACCTCGGTTCCGGCGGCTACACGACAGACCTTGAACTTTCACTTATAGAGTAGGAGGTGCAAAATTGGAAACTGTCCGCTTTGGCAAAATCTCCTCGGTGAACTACGAAGCCGGAACGGTGCGGGTCGTCTACCACGAAAAGGACGACTGCGTCACAAGCGAGATCCCGCTTCTTAGTTTTGAGTATATGATGCCCGAGGTAGACGACGCCGTTCTCGTTCTGCACCTTTCAAACGGCGCAGAGGTAGGCGTTGTCCTTGGCCGTCCTTGGAGCGACGAAAACAAGCCGCCCGAGGGCAGCCAGGGCCTCTGGCGCAAAGACCTTGACCGGGAAGCCGGTAAAGGGATGCTCCGCTATAAGGACGGCACCCTCACCATTAAGATGAACAAGGTCGTCCTGGAAGCAAAGGAACTCACGGTAAAGGCCGAAACGACCATCACCGAGAACACGACCATGAAAAAGGACGCCAATGTGGGCCAGACCTTGACGGCCACAACCGACTGCATCGGCGGCGGGAAAAGCCTCAAGAGCCATACCCACACAAGCGCCGCACCTGGCAGCACGACCTCTCCCCCAAACTAACCCGGAGGTGATTTTTTGTTCATCGGAACCTTTGGAAGAAAGATCATCTTCCAGGTCAGCGACCTGGCCGTCTTTACCTTCCAGAACGCCACCCGGGAAAGCTCCGGGCGCTGGACGACCCACGAAGGGCTCAACAGCAAACCGACCCCTGAATTCCTGGGCGCAGACCTCAAAAAGGGAACACTGGAAATTCACCTCTCTGCCGCCCTCGGAGTGCGCCCCCGAAAAGTTCTTGATCTGCTGGCCCGCATGGCCGAAACCGGTGAAGTTCAGTATTTGGTGATTGGCTTCCGACCTTTCGGGAGGAACCCCTTCCGGGTTACGAAAGTAAGCGAAGCTTGGGACACCGTACTGCGACATGGCGAGCTGGCAAAGGCCACGGTCAACCTTGACCTTGAAGAATACCCGATGGAGGACACCACATAATGGAAACCACCGCAGTTTACATCGGAGATGAACCCCTGGAAGGAGTAGACGAGCAGGTCGAAACGCTGCTCTCTACCGTTGCCGGGACCATCCCATTAGACCGCGGGCTCGGCATAGACGATAGCTTCATCGACAAGCCCACAGGGGCCGCCCAGAGCTTGTACGTTGCCGAGGTCGCCGAAAAGATTCCTCGCTACATTCCCACCCTTTCCGTTGACAGCGTGAACTTCACCGCAGCAGCCAACGACGGAAAGGTGACCGCAAAGGTGGTGCTTACCAATGCCTGATATTTCCACCATTAAAGACCTGCCCGACATTTCGTTCATTGAGTATAAAACCGTGGACGATGTGAAAACGAGCATGGTCGCAGACTACGAAGCGTATATGACCGAGGCCACCGGGAAGCCCTACACGCTGCCCAGGGTCTCCCGAGACCGTTTCAAGCTCTACGCCGCCGCAGCCCAAATCTACCAGGCTATGAAGTACGTTGACATCAAGGGCAAGATGGACACCGTGAAGTATAGCGTTGGTGATTTTCTGGATTTGCTCGGCGCTTTCCGCTGCGGAGCTACCCGGAACCAGGCCGCCGCAGCCGTCACGACCATCCGCTTCACTCTCTCAGCCTCAAGGGCGTCCGTCACGGCCATCCCGCAAGGAACCCGCATTGCGGCAGGTCAGCTTTTCTTCGCAACCTCGGTATATACCGAGATCCCGGCGGGCGACCTGACTGCCGACATTCCCGCGACGTGCATGACCGCAGGCGAAACCGGCAACGGTCTGGCTCCCGGCGAGCTTAAAACGCTGGTTGACCCGGTTCCCTACGTCCAGAGTGTAGAAAATACCTCGACTTCCAGCGGCGGCGCCGACAGGGAGAGCGACGAGAGCTTTGCAGCCCGCATCTTCATTGCGCCCGGCAAATACTCCACCGCAGGCAGTCGGAACGGCTACGAGTATCATGTGCAGGATTTCAGTTCTGCCATCGGCGGCGTTCACGTTTCGAGCGACCAGGCAGCCGGAACCGTTGACATTGTTTTTGTCATGGCAGACGGCTCCCTCCCGAGCGCAGAAATGATTTCCGCCATGAGCCAGCACATGAGCGCAGAAACCCTCCGCCCGATGAACGACCTTGTGACCGTTCGCGCCCCGGCGGAGGTAAAGTATACCGTTTCCCTCACCTACTACATCAACCAAAGCGATAACAACCGGGCTGCGGCGATTCAGCAAGCGGTCTCCGCAGCGGTTGACAGCTACATTGCCTGGCAGCGGAAAATCGGGCGAGACATCAACCCCTCCAAGCTTCTGGCTCTCGTAATGGGCGCCGGGGCAAAGCGGGCGCAGATCACCGCCCCGATATTCACCGCCATCCCGGCGGACAGTATCGCCGCCATTGACGGCACCGCCTCGATCACATACGGAGGCCTTGAGGATGACTGAACTTAAAGACAGCCGCTTCACGGAACTGCTCCCGAGCGACCTGAAGAGCGACACGGAAACCCAGGCGTTTGCTTATGCCGTCAGCAGGCAGGTGCAGCAGGTCATCCGCTTCGCCGACGCCGCCTGCATCTATATTGCGATTGACGGCGTCCCGGAACCTGTTCTCGACCTTCTCGCTGTGGAGCTTCGCACCCCGGTCTATAAGCAGACATACAGCGTCGCCATCAAGCGGGCGCTGGTAAAGGAAAGCCTCATTTTCTACGACCAAATGGGGACCCCGGCTGCGGTCAATCGCATCATTGAGGCGGTATTTGGTGTGGGGCGAATTGAAGAGTGGTGGGAGTACGACGGAAGCCCTCACCATTTTCGAGCCACAGTGGGAGGAATCTACCCGACAGCAAAAAACATTGCAGATTTTAAGGAAGCAGTTCAGTCTGTAAAACGACTTTCGAGTTGGCTCGACGATATCTCCTATCTTTCTGAGGCTCCAAAATGTACCGCTTATATCGCTGCCGCCCCCTGCGGAGTATCCCTTACCATGACTGCCAAGGTGAGAGGCAAGATCAAGCCGCAGACCGGCAGTGTGACGGCATTTGCCGGAGCAGTGCCCGCAAGCATATACATCAAAAATACTGCCAAAGTGGCAGGATCGGAGGAATGAAAATGAGCTGGAATTCTTCGGCGTACACGGCACTCGGCTCGTCCATGTTGACGGAGGCTTTATCCGGAAAGCGCATGACCTTCACGAGAGCGGTCGGCGGCGCTGGCACTGTACAGGCGTCAGAGCTTCCCAACGCTACCGAGGTCGCCGACCAGAAGCAGTCACTCATCCTTGCCAGCAGCGAAATGACCGGCGAGGGCGATGATGCTGCGTACAAAATCAAGATTCAGATCAGCAACAATGGACTCCAGCAGGGCTATACCTTGCACCAGATCGGTATCTACGCCAAGCTGGACGACAGCGACAGTGACGCTCTGGCTGTTATTTTTCAGGATGATCACGGCTTCGAGATCCAGCCCGAGGCCGCCATGAACAACTTCTTGATGGAGTTTTTCGGGGTTCTCGCGATCTCCAATACGGCGCAGATTTATCTGACCGCAGACCCTAACGCCATTGCCACCGAAAAGTGGGTCAGAGAAATTCTCGCAAAACACGACAAAGACCCCAGCGCCCATGTTGACGTAATCTCCGCCGCCCTGTCCGCGGCCATCAAGAAGCTGGAGGACAGCGGCCAGATCATGGATGAAGCGGCCGCAAAAAAGTTTGTCCGCGAAATGCTCGACCAGTACGGAGCGGCGAAAGATATATCTTTTACCGATACGATGGGTACTGGGGCATCCAACTTGCAGCAGGCGCTTGACGTGGTGCTGGGCAATACGCTGCCGAAGCTCACCGTCACCACGACTGCAGGCAGCGCCCTGACCCTGACCGACGGCCAGAGCACCATCACCGGCACGGCAGACAGCGGTGGCAGCTACACCGTGACCCTGCCCCGGCTGGGCCGGTGGACGGTAACGGCTACGCTGGCCGGACTGACCACGGACGACACCATCGACGTGGAGACCGTGGGCGGCAAGTACACGCTGACCCTGCCGTACTTTGCGGCCACGCTGAATGTGACCACTGCCCCGGACGCGGTGGTCACGGCAACTCTGTCCACCGGAAAGGCATATACCGCAACAGCGGACAGCAGCGGAAACGCCTCGGTGCGCATCAAGCGTTCCGGCACTTATACCGTGCAGGCATCCAAGGGGAGTGCCGCCAGCGACACCGCAGAGGTGGAGATTTTGGAGAATGGAGAAACGTACACTGCAACTGCACGTTTTTGCACTCTGACCCTGACCGCCCCGGTGGGAAGTACACTGACAGCCACCTGCGGCGACAACACTATGACCGCCACGGTCACCGGTGATGCAGGAACCGGAACTGTCAAGCTGTACCCTCCGGTCCTTGGCACATGGAGTATCACTGCCGCCAAGGATGATGAGACCACCACCGAAACTGTAGCAGCCACCGCATATAAAGACTATGCGGTAGAGCTTGCCTACGTCCACATCTACGGCGCAAGCTGGGACGGCACCAGCACCACCAAGTGGAGCCGCACCGACGAGGCGGCAGAGTTTACCGACCCCGTGCCGTATGTCGCGGGCGCAAGCAGCTATGGCAGCCCCTTTGATAGCTTGCAGCCCTGGGCGGGCATGGTAAAGAGCGAGCGCACCGGCGGCACGATGGTGGCTATCCCCAAGTTCTGGTATCTGTTGGAACAGTCCGGTTCCGGCATGAACATCAAGATCGCAGACCGCAAGGTGGCGGGTTACTCCGTTTCTCCCGCTCACATGGACAGGGGAGACGGCAACGGCGAGCGGGACGTGGTCTACGTTGGCCGGTATCACTGTGCCAGCGGCTACAAGAGCAAGACCGGCAGCCCCCCGCTGACAAGCATGACTCGCTCCGCCGCACGGTCGAACATCCACAGCCTCGGCTCTGCCATCTGGCAGTGCGATTTTGCTATGAGGTTTACGCTCTGGCTGCTGTACATCGTCGAGTTTGCCGATTGGAACAGTCAGGCAAAAATCGGCTATGGATGCAGTCCGAGCAGCAACACCTTTACGATGGGTTATACCGACTCGATGCCGTATCATACCGGCACCGATCAGAGCAACCGGGCCACCTACGGCGGTACGCAGTACCGCAACATCGAGGGCCTGTGGGATAGCGTGTTTGACTGGTGCGATGGCTGCTACAACAACGGCGACGGCCTGAACATCATCCTCAACCCCGCAAACTTCAGCGACAACAGCGGCGGCACGGCGGTGGGCGTTCCGTCCAATGGCTGGCCGTCCGCATTCGGGGTCAAGACAAACGGAGGCTTCCCGATGTTTATCCCCACATCCACGCCCGGTAGTGACGCAACGTACTCGTGCGATTGCTGGAACTTCGACTCTTCGTTCCCGTGCCTCTACGTCGGTGGCTGCTATGGCCACAGCTCCGGCTATGGTTTGTTCTTCGTCGGCTACTACACCGCGTCGGGCGCCGGCGGGAGCATCGGCTGCCGCCTCCAGGAACTCCCCAACGGGGGAGTCTGAGGGGGTCGCAACCCCCGCAGATAACCGCGCCGTAAGGCGCTGAACTTTATATGGGACTGTCTGTGCATTGCCGGTGTTTTTTGTTCCCGGGTCCGTGCGATTACTGGAACTTCGACTCTTCGTACCCGTGCCTCTACGTCGGTGGCTGCTATAGCCACAACTCCAACTATGGTTTGTTCTACGTCAACTACAACACCGCGTCGAACGCCAACGGGAACATCGGCTGCCGCTTCCTTTTTGATATTTCCAACCTCACAGATTCTTGGCACAGACAGCCGCACACCCCACGGTGAAGATAGGCATTTTGGGAGCAGGCTAGTACACTCCGCAGGGAGCGCTGGAAAGCCTGTACAGCTAAAAGGAGGTATCCCAAATGAAAAGGGCTGGAAAGCTCTTTGATACGCTAATATCAGACGATAATCTGTTGCTTGCCATTGATGAAGTCAACCGCACCCACCATTGGTGCAAGGGCCACCGCCCCAACACCTGCACGGCGTGGGTGGAAGAAACCAAAGCGGAGCGGGTGAAAGACCTGCGCCGTATGCTCATCAAAGGCTTTGAGCCGAAACCGCCCCATGTCTCCCAGCGCTGGGATACCAGCGCCCGGAAATGGCGCATCATCAGCGAACCGGCGCAGTGGCCGGACCAGTATGTGCATCACGCCCTCATTCAGGCGCTGCAGCCGAAGATGATGCAGGGCATGGATTTTTACTGCTGCGGGAGCATCCGGGGCCGGGGAACGGAGCGGGAGAAGAAAGCGATCGAGCGCTGGCTGAAGTACGACCGCAAAGGCACGAAGTACGAGCTTTGCGGTGACATCCGGCATTTTTACGAGAGCCTGACCCCGGAAGTGGTGATGGCGAGAATGCGCCAGCTCTACAAAGACCGCCGCGTCCTTGACCTCATCGAGCGCATCATCCGCAACGGCATCCAGCTTGGCACCTACACGTCTCAGTGGCTTGCCAACGCCGTGCTGCAGCCCCTCGACCGGCTCATCCGGGAGAGCGGCTATTGCAAGCACTACGCCCGGTACATGGACAACATGACGGCATTCGGCCCCAACAAGCGAAAGCTGCGCAAACTCCGCATCCTTGTGGAGGGCTGGCTGAACGCCCACGATCTGAAGCTCAAGGGCGACTGGCAGGTGTTCCCGGTGGCAAAGCCGCAGCGCAAAGTGCCGCTGGCCCTGCCCCGGCGTGGCTATGAACGCACCAAAGGCCGTCTGCCGGATGCCGTAGGCTATCGCTACGGCAGAGGGTACACCATCCCGCGCAAGCACAATCTGCTCCGAATGAAGCGGGCCATGGCAAGGTATCGCCGCCGCATCCGGCAGGGCAGACCCATCCACCCCAAGTCGGCCGCCAGCCTGCTTTCCCGGCTGGGACAGCTGCGGCACTGCAACAATTATCACTTTTATCAATGGCTGTTTCGGGGAGAGCGCATCATGCGCGACCTGAAACGCATCATCCGCAGCCAGCGGAGAAATGAGGAGAGCGCATGGAATACGTATTTGGTACAAAGGGCCGCATCGAAGTCCTCAAGACCAAGGGCGACCATCACACTGATCTGACCGGCTATCACCAGCTTGAGCGGGAGTATCCCGACCAGACCATCACCGACAGCTTCCGCGTCGTCCGCAGGCTGCGCAGCGCGGAAGACGCGGAGGGCCGCTGCTATGACTGGTACGAGATCGACCGCCACTACCGGATGACCGACAAGACCGGCCCTCTGGCAGAGCAGGCGGCGAAGAGCGCCGCCGAGATGCAGGATGCACTCTGCGAGCAGGACGCAGCGACCGATGAGCGCCTGACCACCATCGAAACCGCGCTGTGTGAGCTGGACGCAGCGCTGAACAAAGAATAAGGAGGCAGCCGTTATGAATGTTATCTGGGCAAACCGGCTCATTGCCGGTACTAAGACCTGGGCAGAGATGCCCGCAAGCCGCCGCACCGCCGTCAAGCGGGAGCTGACCAAGCGGGTGACCGAGGGCGAGATCACTGCAGAGCGGTACAAAGAGATCACGGGGGAGGAATACAATGGTTAAGCTGCTGGAGCTGCTGGAAAAGCTGGTGCGGGCCATCTTTGGCCCGGGGGACAAGCAGGATGCCGAAGAGGTAAAGCCCGCACCGGAACCTCCCGACCCCCCCGGGGCAGAGGCTGTGACCGGCTGGCAGGGCGGGCCTCCCTACCGCTTTGTGGACGTGAGCCGCTATCAGGGCCTCATCGACTGGGCGCAGGTGGCAGCGGCGGGCTACAAGGGGGCAATGCTCAAGACGGTATCCACCAACCGCGAGCTCTCCAAGCGGGCAGACGGCCTGTACATCGACCCTACCTTTGAGACCAACTACCGCAACGCCCGGGCCGCCGGGCTGGACGTGGGCGTCTACTACTACACCTACGCCACCAGCGAGGCCATGGCCGATGCAGAGCTTGCCCTTCTGCGGCAGGCGGTCTACGGCAAGGAGTTTTCTCTCCCCATCTGCGTGGACGTGGAGGAAAACAAGCTCAAGCAGCTGTCCACGCTTGACCTGTCCAACCTTACCGCTTACGCGCTGGAACAGGTGGAGCGGATGGGTTTTTACGCCCAACTGTACACCTACACCGGTTACAAGTACGAGCTGGACATGGCTCGGCTGTCCTCTCGGTGGGACGTCTGGCTGGCCGACTACACGGGCGAAACGCCCAACGTGACGTTTAACTACAACGCCCATCAGCACACCAGCAAGGGCAGCGTGCCGGGTATCACGGGCAACGTAGACCTCAACGTGACCACCCTCAACTACCCCCGTATCATCAGAAAGAAGGGGCTGACCCGGCTCCGGGAGGGTGTATGAGTGAAGCAATCATCGTAGCCATTATCACCGGCGGTCTGAGCCTGATCGGCGTGATCGTCTCCAACAACCACACCGCCCAGAGCATGGACGCCAAGCTGGACAAGCAGCAAGCAGTCACCGAAACCAAGCTGGAAGAGCTGACCCGGGAAGTCCGGACACACAACAATTTCGCCCGGCGCGTCCCGGTGCTGGAAGAACAGATGAAGGTGGCAAACCACCGCATTGCAGACCTCGAAAAAGAGAGAGGAGAGTAATACATGGCAACGATCAATAACATTTTGGGCGTTATTCCCGCCCCAGTGGCGGCAGTGCTGATGCTGGGAGGCTTTATTTTCTACGCCCTTGGCTGCATCCGCCTGGGCTATGGCGCAGCGGTAAAGCCTCTGGTGCTGGACCTCATCGAGCGGGCCGAGCAGGAGATCCAGGGTACCAAGCGGGGCGCAGAGCGCAAGGCCTGGGTCGTCAAGATGCTTCGCGCCGCCCTGAGTACCAGCAAATACGGCAGGCTCATCAGCTGGGCCATCACCGATGAGACCATCGGCACCGTGATTCAGTTTTTCTTTGACCGCGCAAAGGCGGCGCTGGAAAAGCCCCGACTGTGAGCGCTCCGCCTCCGTGGTCGTCCGTGGTCCGAACATCTTCACCATCACCGAGGCGACAGAGTGGCTCTGCAGCGAGTAAACCAACACATAAAACAAAGGGCAGATGCGCAACAGCACCTGCCCTTTTCTGCGCCCGCGCAGGAAGCCCCTGTGTGGCGTTTTACATATTCAGAATAAAGTTACACTCCCGGAAAGTTTCTGGGCTTTTCCGGGAGTGTTTTTTCCGTTGGAAAAATCAAGGCTCAAGGGGCGGCTTTGAATCCCATACGAGCAAGGTACTTCTCAGCCTGCGGCAGCTGGGTGAATGTGCGGCTCCTGCGCTTCTGGCGATCACGCCCGATAACAAGCGTTTCGCCGATGCCCTGAACCACCCACGTCTCCTTCCCGTGCTTCCATGCCCGATTGAAATAGACGGCCTCGCCCTTTGCGTTTACCATTTTCATGATTTCGTCCTCCTTCTGATATACGCCTCCGCCTGACGGCAGGTATCGAAATGGGAGCTTTCATACACAATGAACACTGGCATCGTGCAGCCGATGCCAGAGGGGGCAAGAACGCCACCCTCATGCTTCATACCGCGCTCGGCCACGAACCCGCCGTGGGAGCTTTCCCGGATACGCCACTCCATTCTTCAGACCTCCTTAAAATTCCGGCTTTTCATCACACAGCGGCTCCCACGTTCCACCCGGAACGAAGAACTCAGCGGTGTGATCTTCGAGCGCAGCTATGAAGTTCATCCAGCTCGGCCACCTGACCTCGTAGCCGTTGACGATCATGTGCGTGTATTCCACGCTGCGGTAGCGCCCCTCCAGATGGCTCTGCTCCAGCTGGAACAGCGGGATGGACTTGTTTGCATTCTTCTTCATAATTCAGCTCTCCTAAAATTTCGTTCACGATATGCAGGTGGTTCCCGCGACCTTCCCGGCTGGCTGCCGGGAGGTTTCGGCCCTTTCCTCGGGCCATCATCAGGCGGGGTTGATTTCGATGCTTTTTTCGAGGTATCCATCGTTCCAGATGGAAACCGTCCAGTTCAAGTTGTGCTTTTCCGCGAACCGCTTCGCAGTGCCGAACACTCCTTCGGCTCTATCACGGTATTCGGTTTTCACGACTTTGAAGTTGACCGGCGTCCCGTAACGGACTTCATACTGTTTCATGGTTCATGCCTCCCTGCTGCGTTCCTTTTCTGTTTCGGCCTTTCCATTCGCAAGGGCCATCATCAGGCGGGGTTGTTCTCTCCTTCGCAAGCGACTACAACTTTGCAAGCGATTACAACGTCGTGTAAAAAGTTGCCATTCACATCGAAAAGGCTTCCAACCAGAAACCCGCGGCTGGTAACTCCCAACCGCCTAAGGGTATTTTTCCTCAAGTGCCAGACCGTGAGGCCATCATTGACCCCATCGATAATCTTGTCGTAGGTGCTTTCTGCAAGTGTTAGATGTTTCATTGTTCAGCTCTCCTTATTCTTTGACTTCGCACACATCGGTCACTTCGTAGACATCCAGCCCGTGCCCCGTCTCATCCACCAACCGCTGCACGGTTACGTTCCGGGCGTCCACCGGGTCCTTGGCAAGGACCTCGTAGCAGTCCCAGAACTTATCAACCGTGTTGTAGATGTACACCTTATAACGCTTCATAATTTTCATGTCCTCCATTTGTTTCGTTTTCCCTTCCGGTGTCTGTGTCTTACCACATAAGCGCAGGAAACTCCACTGGCAAACAGTCCAAAGAATACTGCGTTTATATGGTAAACTTTATACTTCCATTTTTACGGCGTCCGCAGTATACTGTACTAAAAGGGAGGGCTGCCACATGAGAGAATCACACACCAATAACCCCATAGACGAACGCTGCAAGGCCGCAGGCATAAGCCGCCGGGAACTTTGCCGCCAGGCGAAACTGAGCTACCGTACCGTGGAAAGCTGGTGCGCCGGACACCGCAAAAGCCCGGACGTTTACCAGCTCTGGCGGGTGGCAAAGGTGCTGGGCTGCCAGATTGAAGACTTGCTCGACCCGGAGCGCATAGCAGACGACACCTCGGAAACCGAATAATAAAACTTGAAATCAAAGATTAAAACCAAATGCAAAATCTTTGAATCAAAACAAAAACACCCGCCAGAACGGCGGGTGTGACAGTCCCTAGTGATATAACAACAAAAACCCTCGTGCCATTGCGAATGTGTCATCGCACTTTCCAAGGGTGAGATCGACTCCTGAAAAGGGATGCACTGAAGTACTTTAAGATGATATAAATTCAAACCACGGTTTTGGGCAGCGTCATGTTCTCTGCGAGCCGTGGTTTTCCCTCGCTCAAGCTGCCCAATAACAAAAAACGGTCAGAGTTACTCGTCAGGCAACTCCGACCGTTTTTTCTCTTT